AGCAGTTCATTAGGAACTAATGGAACATTAGCAAGTGGATCTGGAGACAATATCAGATGGGAAATTTCTCAACGCGATACTGGATCTGGAACATTCACATTGTTGATCCGTCAAGGTAATGATACTACAAATACTCCTTCTGTATTGGAAACTTGGAGTGGTTTGTCATTAGATCCTAGATCATCTAACTTTGTCGGTGCTGTAATTGGTGATTACACATACAACTACAATGCAACCACTAACCAAGTTGAAGTATCTGGTTCTTACCCTAACAAATCAGCATACGTTCGTGTTAAGTCAGTTAACTTAACTACTCCTGATTATTTCGATAATAATGGTGTTGCTAAAGCACAATATACTTCTTCTATTCCTTTGGTAGCAAGTGGTTCATTCACTGGTGCTACAGGTGATGTTAAAGGAGGTGCTAACTTCTACGAACTTATCAATAGTTCAAACACACAAGGATTAGAAGCTGGTAACTACACTAACATGATTAACTTGTTGTCAAATGTTGATGATTACAAGTATAATGTTTTGATTACTCCTGGTTTATATAATGCCGATTATGCTACCCCAATTGCAAGCATTATCTTAAACACTCAAAATCGTGGCGATGCTATTTATATAGCCGATATGGTTAAATACGGATCAAACGTTACCACAGCTGTTGGTGAAGCAGCCGAATTAGATAATTCATATGTTGCTACTTATTGGCCTTGGTTGCAAGTTCAAGATCCCGAAACTGGTAAAAACGTTTGGGTTCCTGCCTCAACTATGATCCCTGCTGTTTATTCATATAACGATAGAGTAGCAGCTGAATGGTTTGCTCCCGCTGGATTCAATCGTGGTGGTTTATCAAGTGTATTGCGTGTTGAACAGAAATTGTCTCAAGCAAACCGCGATAGCTTATACTTAGGTAAAGTTAACCCAATTGCAACTTTCCCAGGACAAGGTATTGTAGTATTCGGACAGAAAACATTACAAACTAAAGCAAGTGCTTTGGATCGCGTAAACGTTCGCCGTTTGTTGATTTCTTTGAAAAACTATATTGGTGGTGTAAGTAATAACTTGGTATTTGAACAAAACAGTGTTGCAACTCGTAACAGCTTCTTGTCTCAAGTTAACCCATACTTAGCATCAGTACAACAACGTCAAGGTTTGTATGCTTATAAGGTAGTAATGGATGAATCAAACAACACAGCTGATGTTATTGATCGTAACCAATTAGTGGGTGCTATTTATATTCAACCAACCAAAACTGCCGAATATGTAGTGTTGAACTTTAATATTCTTCCTACTGGAGCCTCTTTTGAATAATAATATTTATAATAAAATAAGAACATGGCAATTTTAAGCTCTAATGAAATATTCTTCACCGCCTTTGAACCCAAGGTAAAAAACCGTTTTATCATGTACGTTGATGGTTTTCCATCATACATGATTAAGGGAATTAGTGGGTTAGGATTTGATCAAGGTGAAATTAAATTAAACCATATCAACGTTTACCGTAAAATCAAAGGTAAAATGTTGTGGAACGATGTAACATTAACATTGTTTGATCCTATCACTCCATCAGGTGCTCAAGCAACTATGGAATGGGTTCGTTTGCACCATGAATCAGTAACTGGCCGTGATGGTTATGCTGATTTCTATAAGAAAGATATTGTATTGGATGTTTTAGGTCCTGTAGGTGATATCGTTTCTGAATGGGTGTTAATGGGTGCTTTTATTAAATCTACTGATTTCGGTGATTATAACTGGGATACAGAAGCTGAAGCACAAAACCTTACCTTGACATTAGGAATGGATTACTGTGTATTGAACTTCTAAAAAGTATTACATATCTTTCAAGAAAGGCTTGTCTTTTGGCAAGCCTTCTTGTATTTTTATATATTTATATACAACAATAAAGTTATAATAAATTATGAGCGAATTCAAAATGCCCACCGAAGTTGTAGATTTACCATCTAAGGGTCTACTTTATCCTAAAACCAACCCATTATCTAGTGGAAATGTAGAAATGAAATATATGACGGCTAAAGAGGAAGATATCCTTACTAACCAATCATATATTCAAAAAGGTATTGTATTAGATAAATTACTCCAATCCCTAATTGTATCCGATATTGATTACAACGATCTAATTATTGGTGATAAAAATGCAATTATGATTGCTGCCCGTATTTTAGGATATGGTAAAGATTACTCATTCCAATATAAAGGACAAGATGTAACAGTTGATTTAACAACAATGCAAGACAAACCCTTTGATGAATCACTCATCACTCAGGGTGTCAATGAATTTAAATTTACTTTACCTAAATCAGGTACTAATTTAACCTTTAAAATCTTAACACACGGGGATGAATTAAAAATTGACCGTGAATTAGAGGGATTAAAGAAAATCAGTAAAGATAACGTTCCCGAATTATCAACTCGTTTGAAGTATATGATTACTTCTATCGAAGATAACCGCGAGCCTAAGGTAGTTCGCGGATTTGTTGATAACTACCTTTTAGCGCAAGATTCGCGCGCATTACGCGAGTATATTCGCAAAATACAACCCGATATTGACCTAAAGTTTGACTTTGATGGACCAAACGGCGTTGAGGAGGGCGTTGCTCTACCTATAGGGCTTAGCTTTTTTTGGCCTGACGCCTGAGTATAGAAAAGCCCTGTTTGATCAAATACATCAAATTGTATTTCATGGTAAAGGCGGATATACATTTCCAGATGTGTACGCAATGCCAATATGGTTACGGCAATATACTTTCCACCAAATTAAAACTTGGTACGAGGAACAAAATAAAGAAAAAGATGATATTGATACCTTTACTAACAAAGTTAAATCAGGACAAGTACAAGTTCCCGACTATGCTAAAGGTGCAAAACTAAAATACAACGGGGGCGCTACACAAAAGTAGTGTCCTCAAATATTTATAATAAATGGCTACACCCGAGGAATTAAGACGACAACAAGAGGAAAATGCACTTCTTGAAAGGGAAAACGAAATCCTAAGGAAACGCCTTGAATTACAAAATGAAAGTTATTCATTATCTACATCTTACCTAGAATCAATAAAAGAAATTTTAGGGGTTCAATCCAAACGAACCCAATTTGAAAGCGATACTTTAGATATTAATAAAAAAATTCAAAGAGCTATTCGTGATCAGAATTTAGACTTAGAAGACTCAGTTGAAAAAGTAAAACAAGTTAGTAGAAATAAAAAATTAATTTTAGAGGCACAAAAACAAGAAATTGCTTTATTAGATAAAATTAGAGGTAGAGATGAACAACGACTAAAAACCGCTGTTGATTACAGTAAAAGTATTACAGATGTACAGAAGGATCTTCAAAAATTACTTGATGGTACTAAAGAAGAAAAAGCTTTAAATCAAAGTAAAATTGACTATTTACAAGATCTTAGTGAAGAATACCAAAACGGGTTAAATATTACTCTTGAATCTATGTCGGCTAGTGCTCGTTTGTTATTTTATACTAAATTACAAGTAGAGGAATTAGAAAAAGTAAACGCTGAACGTGAAAAAGAATTAACAACCACTGATAAATTAGTAGCAGCCGCTAATAAATTACCTGGCGAGCTAGGTAAATCTGTAAAATTAATAATGGATTTAAATGCTGGCGGTAAGTTAGCAGCATTAGCTATAGGTGCATTTTTAGTTAAAGCAATTTTACAAGCAGACGATAAAATTACTGACCTTCAAAAAGCATTTGGTATTACTCGTGAAACTGCTCGTGGTATTTCATATGAACTTGAAAGACAAGCTGTTGTTTCTGGAGATATATTCATTACTAGCAAAAAATTAAACCAATCATTCAGAGAATTAAGTGCTGAACTAGGATTTGCCGCTGATATCTCAGGACAAACATTAGAAACATTTACTAATTTAACACAAAGATTAGGATTTAATATTAAAGAGGCAACTCAATTAACGTATTTAGCGCGTTTACAAGGCGAAAATACAGAAACCACGCTAAACAATGCATCTAAAACAGTAAGCGCATTAAA